GATCTCACTTATATACACATACATACATTTTAACTAAAGGGATATGCAGAACAACATGATAACGCACCACATGACACAGCGCCAGTTAGATATACTGGACGAACTAACAGAACAGCTAACCCAGGGCAGAGAGCTTACGCACCTCGAAAGGCTTATGCTTCCGGACATGGCATGTATGGTAGACGAAATGCGCGAATTACAAAAGTTCGTAAACGAAAACCGTACTACCTACCTAGTAACTGGCAAAAGCGGCGACGTCTACAGCAGACAGCGACCGGAGTACCAGCAGCTTTGCGATCTACGCAAAGAGCTTAGGCAGATGCGCAAAAGCTTAGCGCTTGACAGCATCGAACTACCTACAGCAGCAGACAGCTTTTTTACGCCTGCATGAGCCATACAGAAAAATATTACTTCGACGAAGCAGCAGCTAACCGGGTAGTAGAGTTTATAGAAACTTTCTGCACGCATACAAAAGGAGACTTAGCAGGCCAGCCGTTTATACTTGAGGACTGGCAAAAAAAAGACATACTGCACCCGCTGTTCGGCACTAAGGTTAGCGAAACAGGTAAACGCCGCTATAAAACGTGCTACGTAGAAATACCACGTAAAAACGGAAAGAGCAGCCTAGCAGCAGCCTTAGCCTTATACCTGCTTTTAGCAGACGGCGAAAAAGGCGCGGAAATAGTTAGCGCTGCAGCAGATCGAGGGCAGGCGCGTATTATTTACGAAATAGCGTCCGACATGATCCGAAACAGCCCGGAGCTAGCCAGGCGCTGCACGATCTTACAAAGCCGCATAAAGTACGGCAGTAGCTTCTACCAAAGCATTAGCGCGGAAAGCAATACTAAACACGGCTATAACTGCAGCGCTGTAATATTTGACGAACTGCACGCGCAGAAACGCGGGCGGGATCTATGGGACGTATTAGGTACTTCCGTGCTTAGCCGCAGCCAGCCTATTATACTGGCACTAACTACAGCGGGCGACGACGTAAACGGCATAGGCTTTGAAGTCCACGAATACGCCCGAAAGGTTAAAAGCGGCGAAATAAAAGACGAAACTTTTTTACCTGTGCTGTACTGCGCCGAACCTACGGACGACTGGACAGACCCGGAAGTATGGGCTAAGGCTAACCCAGGCTTAGGGACTACCTGCAGCCGTAGCTACTTCGAAACGTACGTAAATAAGATAAACCAGCAACCTAGCGAGCTGTACACCTTCCAGCGGCTGCACCTGAATATATGGACGGACGCACAGCAAGACGCCTGGCTACAAGACCACGACGTAATGCGAGGCGCAGACCCGTTACCAGCTGACGACTATTTGCAGGGGCTACCGTGCTGGGCAGGCTTAGACTTAGCCAGTACGCGCGACCTTACAGCGTTTGCTATGGTATGGCGCGACGGACAGACGTACTACCTACGGGCGCATAGCTTTGTACCACAGGCCACAGCTGCAGAGCGCAAAAAGTACAGGCAATTTGCAGACGCTGGCGACATGACTATAACACCCGGCAACGTAGTAGACTACGACGTAATACTGCAGTATATACTAGAACAGGCCGAACGCTTCAGTATTCGAGCTGTAGCGTACGACAGAAAATTTAGCGCGTATATAGTTCCTAAGCTGTTAGAAGCTGGCGTAAATCTTCAGCCTTTCGGACAGGGCTTTTTAAGCCTTTCGCACCCTACCAAAATGTTAGAGCGCTTACTAGTCGGCGGCGATCTAGTCCACGGCGGTAACGAAGTACTGCGCTGGCAGTTTTCATGCGTAAAGATCGCACGCGACCCGGCCGACAATATCAAACCAACAAAGAACAGAAACAAAGCGGGCGAAATGATAGACGCCGTAATAGCTTCTATAATGGCATTAGGCCAAAGCGAGCAGGAACAGGACACAGAGCCGGAAACATTTGAAATATGGACACTATAACTTTTACCTGCGATAGAGCTACAGCGGCAAGCTTTGTACGGGTCTTTAATAAGATGCTGCAGACACACATATACAGAGGCGAGGCGTACGAGGCTACAGAGCAGCTACACTTACAGCAATACGGGCGGCGTAGGTTTAGCGAGTACCAAAACTTTTTAGCAGCTAGGCGGCGCCTTAAATTGTGAAAAAGACACCTGCCAGCGGGCTAGCGCCCGCTAAGTTTGGGCATGTTCGAAAGAATACGCGCACTATTAACTAGGGGACGCACAGGCTACGCTTACCCTGGCTGGGAGTATAGCCAGCTTACGCGTATGACTAGCGCAGGGCAAAACGTAAACCCGCAAAGCGCCTTAGGAGTGCCAGCAGTATACAGCTGTGTTAGCCTGCTTTCTCGTACTATTGCTAACCTGGGCTGCGGTATCTACCGGGTAGAAAACGGCGTTAAAACGCTAGACGAAAGGCACCCGCTACACTACTTGCTTAACGTAACGCCCGACGGCGAAATGAGCGCGCACGAATTTTGGGAAACGCTTACAGCAGACATGCTACTGCACGGCAAAGGCTACGCGCATATTATTAGGGACGAAAGCGCCCGGCCTATTGCTTTGCGCCTTTTGAACCCGGCGAAGATCGACGTACGAAGCGTAGACGGCAGCCGCCTTTTTGTAGTCGAGGGCTACAGCGAACCTATTTTTAATGAAGATATGTTTTGCTTGCGCTGGATCTACAGCACGTCCCCTATTGAAACGCAGAAGACTACAATAGGTTTAGCCCTGGCTGCCCAGCAGTTTGCTAGCGCTTTCTTTGCTGGTAAGGGTAACATGCTAGGTATTTTGTCGTTCGACCAGCCACTAAAAAAGGAACAGTTAGAGCAGATCCGCGAAAGCTGGAACAGGGACGGCGGCGAACTAGGTACGAAAATGCTACCTTTTGGCGGCAAGTACAACCGTATTAGCGTAGACCCGCAGGCAGCACAAACGCTAGAAAGCAGACGGCACGCAGACGAAGCTATTTGTACGGCGTTCGGCGTACCCCCAGCCCTGGTACAAATTCAGACAGGTACAACCTACAGCAATACGGAGCAGCAAAACTTACACTTTGCACAGCATACCGTAGCGCCGTTAGCTAAGCGCATCGAAGCCGAAGTGCAGTTTAAGCTTATTAGCGCTACGCAGCGCGAAGACCTGCAGCCGCAAGTAGACTTACACGAATTGTACAGGGGCGATCTTCAGACGCGCGCCGAATACTTCCGGCAGATGCTCGAAGGCGGCGCCATGAGTATTAACGAAGTCCGGAGCCGTGAGAACATGCAGCCAGTTAACGGCGGCGATACTTTGCGCGTACAGGTTAATACTATTAGCCTGGACAAATTCGACGAGTACAGCGAAAAACTAAGCGAAAGTAACAATGCCGTATAACGACTACCCGCAGGCCATGACCGACGCGGCTAAGCGCGGTATTAAGCTTAACGCAGAAAACGGTAACAAATGCGCTACAGATGCAGGCAAACGCACTAGCAGAATTTTAGCAGATCGCGGTACCATTAGCGACGAACTGCTAAAAGACATGTACAGCTATTTGCAGCGCGCACAAACGTATTACGACGAAACAGACGAAACGGCGTGCGGTACTATTAGTTACCTGCTTTGGGGCGGGTTAGCGGCTAAGCGCTGGACGGAAAAACAATGGGAAAAAATGAACGAAGACAGAACAGTAACGGAAGACGTAGAAATTAACTACGAGCTAGTACAGCCGCAAAGCCGCGAAGCTGCAGAAGCGGAAGCTACTAAGCGCGACTGCGACGGCGTACACCCTTGCAGCTGTGGGGGCTACGTTCCTGTACAGACAGAGCGCAGCGCTACACACACAGACGAACAAGTACAGCAGCGTACGCACCGTGCTAACTTCGAAGTACGGGAAGACGATAACGGCCAGCCTGTTATTAGAGGCTATGCCGCCGTATTCGACGCACCTACGCGCATTGGAAGCTTTACGGAAACGATCGCGCGCGGCGCCTTCGACGAAGTACTAGACACGGCAGACGTACGGGCGCTGTTTAACCATGACGCTAATATGATCCTGGCACGCCGCCACAGCGACGGAAGCGGAACGCTGCGACTACACACAGACGAGCACGGACTAGCGTACGAGTTTACACCAGGCAATCAAACTTACGCGCGCGACCTGGTAGAAAGCATGCGACGCGGCGACGTGAACGCCAGCAGCTTTGCTTTTACGATCAAGGAACAGCAATGGAGCGAAGACCACAGCACGCGTACTGTACAAAAGGTAGGCGCCCTGTTAGACATTGCGCCCGTAGTATACCCGGCGTACCCGCAAAGCAGCGCCAGCCTTCGACATGCTGAAGTAGAAGAGCCTACAGAAGAGCAGCCTACAGTAGAAGCAGCTGCAGAAAATACAGAAACTAACGAGCGCAGCACAGCGCCCGAACCATATACAGAACAAACAAAACAAACCTTTTACAACATGAAAAACAGCAACGACCTTAAAGAGTTGCGCGGCAAGCATACTGCCGAATTCGAGGCCATTAACGCGAAAGCAGACGCGGACGGCCGCAACCTTACCGAAGCAGAAAGCCAGCGCTGCGACTTTTTGAACAGTGAAATTTTGCGCATTGACGACAAATTGAAGCGCGCCCTGCAGTCTGAAGAAATGACGGCACGTATGGCACAAATGGGCGGAACGTCTGCACCTGCCGACGTGCGCGAAGCGCAGAAGGTAAACAAGTCTTTTAGCATTGCCCGCGCAGCTGCGCAAATCATCCAGGGCGGAAAGCTGGAAGGCGCCGAACTAGAATGGAAGCAGGAAGCCGACAAAGAGGCGCGCGGCTCAGGCATTCACCTTACCGGAAACATTGCAGTACCCGAAGTAGCTTTGCGTGCTAACGCTGACGACTTTACGACCAGCGGCGACGGCGACGGCTTTGTAGGTACTAGCGTTGGGCAGGCTATCGGATCGCTTCGCGAGCCTTCGCTTATCGAACGCCTGGGCGCTACTGTTATTACTGGCGCTACTGGTAACCTTAAGTTTCCACGAGTAAGTGCAAAAGCTGTAGGCGCATGGGCTACCGAAGTAGCAGCGGGCAGCGACGCTACTATGGAAATGGACGATTTGACTTTGACGCCTAAGCGCGTTGGAGCTATTACCCGCTATTCCCGCCAGTTGCTTATCCAGGGCGGCGCGTCTGTAGACGCCGTAATTTCTCAGGACATTGCATTAGCACTTAATAACGCAATCGATACGGCAGCCTTCAGCGGCAGCGGCGCAAGCGGCCAGCCTACGGGTATTCTTAACACTACTGGCGTAGACGACCAAAGCGCAGCAACCGGCAATACTACCGACTTGGCAGCTATGGTAACAGCTATGGAGGCGGCTTTGATCGCTAACGGAGCTGCAGACGGCGCTAGCTACGTCTTTAGCCCTAAGGCTGGCAACCTTGCTAAGCTTGCAGCGCAAGTATCTAGCGTTAGCGGCCTTTGGGACATGGGTAACAATAACGTAAACGGCTATAACGCTGTTATTAGCGGCTACCTGGCTAACGCTTCCGCTACTGTAGGTAAAGCAGTCTTTGGAAACTTCCGCCAGCTGGTACTTTGCTACTTCGGGTCAGGTATCGACATTTTGGTAGATCCTTACACGTTGGGCGATAACGCTAACATTAAGCTGCACGCTAACCGTTTCGTAGACTTGGCAGTACGTCAGGCCGGAGCCTTTAGCATTTGCGAAGACATCGCAGCAACCTAACAGGTAAACAGGTTAAACAATGAAGCAGGGGCGGGAATTTTGCCCGCCCTTGTTTTTTTTAAGCTTTTAGAAATGTTCCAAGTAAGCACTACCACGACGCAAGAATATAGCAGCAGTATTAGCACAGACGACGCTAAGGCCTGGCTTAAAGTAGACCACAGCGACGAAGACGCTATTATTAACGCGCTGCGCGACGCTGCTTTGGAACAATGCGAAAGGCATACAGGTAGGACACTGCGCACGTCTACCTTTACTATTACAGCGCCGCGCTTTAGCGATCTAGCGCGCTTGCCTATTGGTGCGCTTACTTCAGTTACTAGCCTGGAGTACTACAAAGAAAACGACGCTACTTTATATACGCTAGCAGCTACCGAATACGCAGCAGAGCTTTTAGGCGACGTGCTGCACATTCGCTACAGACAGACTACACCCACAGTAGACCCTTACAGACCGGACGCAGTAACACTTACTGCGACTGGCGGCACCCGCGCAGACGCTATACCGGATAACATTCGCACAGCTGCTTTAATGCTGCTAGGACATTGGTACGAAAATAGAAGCGCTGTACACATTGGTAGCACGGTAGCTACGCTGCCTATGGCCGTAGAAAGTTTGTTAGCTCAAAGCCGCCTAGTATGAAGTTCGGTAACATGCGCGACCGGATCGACGTACAAGAATATACAAGTACGTTAGACGACTGGAATACAGAGGTAAAACAGTGGACTACTAAGACTACCGTTTGGGCAGAAAAAAAGTATAAGAATAGCCAGCTAGTTAGCGAAGTAGACGGCCTTACCCACGTTATGCAAGTTATTTTTAGAGTGCGCTACATGGACGATATTACTACTAAAATGCGCGTACGCCAGGGCAGCGAGGACTACGATATAGTAGGCATGCGCCAGTACGGTAATAAGGAAGTACTAGAACTAATAACAGTAAAGCGCGATGCTAACAGCGGAAGTTAATAAGGCCGACGTTATTAGGGTGCGCCGCGCTTTGGCAGACCTGCCACTAAGGTTAGGCGATCGCGCCATACTTACGGCCATGAAACGCGCTATGAAGCCTACCGTAAAAATGGCGCAGCAAAACGCGCCGCGCCGTACCGGATCGCTTGGACGTGCTGTGCATGTAGTAAAGGGCAAAGAGGCTAAGCCAGGCAGCCCGTACGTAGTGCTTCGCGTTAATCCTAAAATGCAGCTTATAGACGACAAAGGCAAAAAAGTAACTAAGAAACGCCTAAAGGAAAGTAAAGGCAGTCTGCAGACCCAGGTACGTACACCAGGGCGCTACTTGCATTGGACGATCTTAGGAACGCGCGGCGGCACACGTACTACCACTAAAAAAGGCTTTGTAGTCTATAACGACCAGGGGCGACCTATGCGCGTTAAAAAAATTACGCACCCAGGCACCAAAGGTACGAACTGGATAGGCGAAGCCTGGACGCAGACCAGGCAGCTAGCAGTTAACGGACTGCTGCCAGCCATAGACAAAAGAGTACAGCAGGTAAAATACGAATACGGCCTATAATGATACACTACCTAATAGCACAGCTAGAAGCAGACACGGCTATAACGGACTTAGTAGGTAACAATATTTTTCCGCTAAGCAGGCTGCAGAATAGTAACACGCCCTGTATTGTGCTGCAAATGACAGGCAGCCAGGAAAACGAGCAAAAAGGCTTCCACCTTAATATTATTACATGCTTCGTAGAAGTTACAGTAATTGCCGAAACGCCCGCCGCTACCTGGCGGCTAGCTACCAAAGTATTTAGAACACTTAACGGCAATACAGACGACAACATACTAAGCAACCAGTTTAACCAATGGGTTAGCGACGTATTCGAAGCAGACGAACTTTTTACGATCACCCTAAATTTTACCACACAAATTAAACTATAGCACCTATGCTAGACTTTGTACTAACACACTGGGCAGAGCTGCTTTTGGCGGCGCTTGCCTTTGGTAAGGCAGTAGTAAACCTTTTGCCTTCAGAACACCCGGCGCGGCCTGTATTCGGCTACCTTGACGTAATTATTACGGCTATTACAGGCGACCGTAGAAAAAAGAAATAACTACACACAAACCTAATAAACATGGCAAACCCAAAAACTAAAGGAGCCGTACACAGTAATGCTATTGGCATCTTTGTAGAAGACTCCGCCAACACCTTCCAAGTTATTGCATATAGCACTAGCGGTAGCTTGGAGCTTTCGCGCGAAACGATCGACGCGACAACAAAAGATAACGACGGCGCTAAAACTATTATTTTAGGCGGCCAGGGCTGGACTATGAGCTGCGACGGCGTAGTGAACTACACGGCGCAGAACCAGTCAGGCACCGACGTAACAGACGTGCAAAACACTATCGACTTGTTCGACGCCTGGTACAATAAAACAGAGCTTACTTTGGCCTGGACTACTGGAAGCAACGACGCTACAGACAGCGACTATATGTATAAGGGCAAGGCCTTTTTGTCTTCGTACAGCGAGAGCGCCGGAGTAAACGACGTAGCTACGTACAGCTGCACTTTCGAAAGCACGGGCGACATTGCTAAAGTTGCAATTACCAACGGTACGCACACTTTCGCAGTAGTTGACTAATTTAGTCGCATGAATAAACTACGCGGACACGTCGAACTAGAATTACCTGCAGGTAAAACGCAGGTACTACTTAACCTTAATGCTTTGCGCCTGGCTTCGCAAGATCTAGGCGTAGAACTTAACGAGCTTCTAAACCAGGCAGACAGTAGCGCGCTGGAAGCGCTGCCCCGTATCTATTACGCGGGCTATAAGAATTACTGCTATTTGAAAGGGGCAGATGTTAAGTACCAGTTCGAACAATTCGCCGCGCAGTTAGGTACGCTGGACTTCGAAGAGTTAACTAACGATCTTCTAGAAGCTACCGGCGCCAAAGACGAAACACTGGGAAACGGGACGGGGGCGAAGACCCCCGCCCGTTAACCTGGGCAGAGATATACGCAGCAGCTTTACAGGCTGGGTACCTGCCGGAAGTCTTTTGGAATTTAACCCTAAGGGAGTACCTGCACCACTGTAGGCACTTCGAAAATAAAGACCGGGCGGCCTGGCTGCGTACTGCTGCTGTGCAAGCGCTTATAGCTAATGTAAACCGGGGGAAAGGGCAGCGCGCTTTTACTAGCGCAGACTTTAACCCGTATACGGCACTAGACGACGAGCGCGACCAAAGAGCAAAGGCGAAGCTAGCACCCGACAAAGGCCCGGAGTTTTTCGAATTTCTAGGCACTAACCTAAAAAGCTAGCAAAAAAAATGGGACGCGCTTCTGCCGCTTTTAATATCATCTTCGGAGCCAAAACGGACAAACTTTCAAAGGACCTAAAAGGAGTCGAAAGAAAGTTTGCAGTATTAGAGCGACGACTACAAACGGCCGGGCGCAAGCTTACGGCTGGCCTTACGCTTCCCCTTGCTGCTGTAGGCGCGTCAAGCTTTAAGGTAGCGGCAGACTTCGAGCTAGCTATGTCGCGCGTTGGCGCGATCGCTGGCGCTACAGGCGACGACTTTAAAAAACTGCAGGACAGCGCGAAGCAGTTTGGAAGTAGCACAGTCTTTACAGCTTCCGAAGTAGCCAGCCTGCAGCTTGAGTTAGCAAAGCTAGGCGTATCTACTAAAGGCATTATAGACGCTACGCCCGGTATTCTTTCGCTTTCGCAGGCGTTCGGTACTGAGCTAGGGCCGACAGCGGCAGCCGTCCAGGAAACTATAGCGCAGTTTGGGCTTAACGCTGAGGACGCCGGACGCGTTACGGACGTTATGGCTACAGCGTTTGCTAATAGCGGCCTGGACTTGGAAAAGTTCAGTGGCTCCATGCAGAACGCCGGTATTTTGTCGTCTGAGTTTGGGTTTACCCTAGAAGAAACTACAGCCCTTTTAGGCGTACTGGCTAACAATGGACTAAGCGGCGCAGACGCAGGCACTAAACTTAAAATGGCCTTTAGCGAGCTGGCAGCTAGCGGCGTAGATGTTAAGGAAACTTTCGGCCAAATTATAGGCGGTACTATGGACTACACCGACGCTATAGACCTTTTAGGCAAGCGTGCGGCGATCCTGCAGCCTTTGTTTGGTAAGAATGCCGAAGGCCTGGCAGAGCTTAACGGCAAGCTAGCACAGGCAGACGGCACAGCGCAAAGAATGGCCGATACTATGGACGCGACGGCGGCCGGATCTATCGCCCGTATGCAGTCTGCAGTAGAGGGCGCGCAAATTAGCTTAGGTACGGCTTTAGCACCTACAGTAGAAAGGGTAGCTAACGCTATTAGTAGGCTAGCGGAAAAGTTTAGTAACCTAGACGCCGGAACGCAAGCAACCATAGTTAACGTAGGCCTGTTCGCTGCAGCCTTTGGCCCTATACTGCTAGGCTTTAGGCGCCTTAGCATTTCTATACGCTATGCTATTAGAAGCCTGCGCGCCTTGAAGGTTGCTATGCTAGAAAACCCAGTTACTGCTATTGGTGTTGGCATTGCCGCTGCGGTTGTTGCTATGCTGGACTTTGGCGACGCTAACGACGAAGCAGCAGAAGCGCAAAAAAGGCAGCGCGAGGAAACAGAAAGGCAGAACGCAGAACTACGCGAGCAGGTTAGCTTACTTAACGCTGCCCTTAATTTGAATGTAGCAGAGGCCAGCGTAAAAGAATTGCGCGACGCGCAGCAGGCCATTATTAAACAGCAGGAACAGCTAAGCGACAGGCTAGCGGAGCAAGTAGGCTTTGTAGAGGACGGTATTAATATTCTCGACTTAGGCGGCTTTAACTATGAGCTGTCCTTAGGCGAAGGCTTTAAAAATTTGGATGAAGACGTACGTAAGCAGCTCGAAGACGCTTTTTCAGATATTAGCCAGCAGGCACTAGACGAAATAATAGATGAGGCAGGACTAACGGACAGGCTAGCAGAAGCGCGAGATCGCGCTTATAGCGAAATGCTAGCAGATGAAACACCCATAGCAGCGCAGGACGCTTTCCAAACGCCGCAGTTTATACCTCCTGTGGGTTTTGATGAAATAGTAGATGAAGATCCGGAACCATTTTTTGAAAGTACAGGCGACGTACTAGGAGAATTACCAGAAAACTATAGAGAACTAGTAGCAGCGCGCCAGCAGGAACTAGTAGACGAATTTTTTAAGACCAGGCAAGAAGAGTTAGAAAAGCAGCGGCAGGACATAGAAAAAAGGTTAGAAGACCTAAGGCCAAAGCCTATAAGAATTAACGTAGGCACAGAAACGGAAGAAACAGAAGCAGATTTTAAAGCAGACGACGACGCGTTAAACCAGGTAATAAATACGCTAGCAGAAGCAGAAAACGCCGCCTTTGCTGCCGAAACTTTGACGGGCGACGCCGTAGCCAGGCTGCGCACCCTTAGCGACGCGTACGCGGCAGCTGCGCAGGGCGCGGCAGAGCTGGGTAACTTGGAAATAGCTACAGACCTGCAGCAACAAAGCCAGGCCTTTAGCGATCAAGCAGACGCAGCAGGCCGAAGCTACGAAGCTGTTAAGAAACTAGTAGACGAAACTATTAAGCTAGGTACTACCGACGTAGAAAACGCCTTTGCTTTAGACGGTAACAGAATCGCAGCGCTTCAGGGGTTAGCAGATACTTACGAAGACGCAGCTTACCAGGCGCAGCAGTTAGGCCAAAGCGACTTAGCGCAGTCGCTTTACCACCAGGCTACAGCGTACGGCGCAGCAGCTGAAGCCGCACAGAAAAACGCGGACGCTACTAAGACGGCAGCAGAAGAGCAGCAGAAGGCTATAGAAACTATGGCGCAAAAGGTGCAAAGCCTTATAGTATCTATAGGCGGCGCTTTTAGGGACGCTAACAGAAACTATAACGAGGGCATTAAAGACTTGCGTAAGGCTTTCGATGAACAAGAAATGACGGCCGAAGAGTTCGCCGAAAAACAGCGGCAGCTTGAGCAGCAAAGAAAGTTCGAAAGGCAGCAAGCTATCTTCGATACTATACAGATGTACGTAGCTGAAGCTGTGGCGGCTATGGTAGCTAGCGCTATTAAGTCTGCTGCTGCTACCGGGCCGGGAGCCTTTGCCCTGGCGCCAGTACTGGCAGCTACAGCTAGCAGCCTTACTAAAGCAGCTTTCAGTAATAACGTACCAGCCTTTGCAGAGGGCGGCGCCGTATTCGGCCCTACGCTGGCGCTTTTGGGCGATAACCCCAGCGGCCGCGAAATGGTAGTACCTTTCGAAAAGTTGCCACAGTTTCTAAACATGTTCCAAAACAATGCAGCGCAGCACGTACAAGTACAAGGCATGTTAGCAGGCCGCGACATTCATTTAAGCAATGCACGCAGCCAGCGTTACGTACAGCGCACTAACGCAGCACTAGCTTTCTAATGGCAGTAAACGTAAAATACTACCACGAGTACAAACCGGAGCAGGCCGGGCAGTACCGTATTAACCTATGCGACAGCGATTTTACAGGCAGCGCTACGTCTATAGAAATGGCTAGCACGCCCTTTACGCTTAACTGGGATAACGAAGACCCGCACGCTAGAGTAATTAGCAGCAGCTGTACGCTAAACTTTATATGCGAAACGCAGGCGCAAGTAGACTGGTTCGAGGAAGTAGCGGCCAGCCCTACAGGGACGTACACGGTAGAAATTTTAGAAGGCACAGCAGGTAACTTTTTTTGGGCTGGCGTGATCCAGGCGGAAAGCGTTACGATACCTTACCTAACTGTACCTGTAGTTATTAGCGTAGAAGCTAACGACGACCTAGCGCGCTTAGCCGATAGCTACCACAACCAAACAGGACTAGAGGGCGGAACGCCCTACAGCGAAACGAACGAACTAACGCACGTACACTTACGGCGCTGCCTTTCGCGTCTGCGCATCTTCCACCATTGGGACAACACAGATAACTTTCTACAGCTGCTTAGCTATTACGAAACGTCGCCAGGCGGTACGGGCTTAACAGGTTTATACGTAGCTAGCAGCGCCTGGGATCTAACCCAGGACGGCGAAGCTAACGAAGCCTTTACAGACCTGGAAGTACTGGAAGAATTTTGTAAGGTCTTTAACAGCCGCCTTATTTTTTACGGCGGTATTTTCTACTTCCATAGCCTGCCGCACCTAGAAACAGCCGTAGATTATGAAGTAGACGTAATAAACTACAGCAAAGCAGGCACGCTATACAGTCCCGTTACGGTAGACGTCGAAGAGCCGTTTACCAATATTACCAAACTGGCGGGCTGGTCTACTACTTTTGTGCCTGCGCTAAAGTCTGTAAGTCTTGGAAGTAACGGCGGGTATATAGGCGCTATAGGCGCTATAAATGCGCTGCCTAATTTTAACCAGCAGGTATACCCGCAAAATAGCTTAGACGGTACTTTTTACAATACTACAGGCGACGCGTACCCCTATACGCTTATGGGGCAAGGGAACGGCTACTTCGCGCAGCGCCAAAACGAGCTAACGCTAGTAGAAGTATTACTACAGGCTGGCTTCGATGCCTTTACACTAAGCGAAACGGACGACGTAGACGAATGTATACGGGTTAAGGTTAGCGTGCTGCATTACGTCGACTTATTCGGAACTAACCAGGGAACAAAGCGATACGCTAAGCGTACGGCTACCTTCGATACTGTAGCTACTTCGCCTATTATTGGGGAGTCCGGGCAGACGATCGAATGCGCTACGGTAGAGTACAGCGAAATTACTTGGACTACAAACAGCGCAGATAGACTTATTTTTTACAGTCCCCCGATTCATTGCGGCGGCAACGTAGCGCGCGCAGCTGACGAACTTATGAGCTTCGCCCTACCAGCCATAAACACGGCAGCGGACGCCTTGACAGACGCAGCCGCGCCCCGTATAGGCGGACTGCTGGAAGTAGTAAAACACGACGGCACAGCCCTTAGTGCTGCTAACCAAACTACGGTAGACGCAGCTTGGGCTATAGGCTACTTTTTAGCGCCGCGCGTATACAATACGCAAACGCCAGTAAATACAGGCGACGACGCTACTAGCACAGAGTTTACAGCGACGCAGCAGACAGGCGACTACAGAGAAAACTTAGACCTAGGTAATACGCACTTCGGGTTAGGAGTAAATAGCCCGGCGTACCTTATGAGCAATGCCAGCGGCGCAGTAGCTACAGACTTTGACAGTAGCGGAAACGTAGACGGCACAGACTATATACTGCAGCTAATTGTAAAAGACGTGCTGCGCCTTAGATCAAAGCCGCGTAGACTGTTTAAGGGCTACGGTATGCTTAGCAATACTATTAGCTTCCCCTTCCACAAGATTTACACGGACGACGGCCGACGCTACGCGCTGCTGGGCGGATCGCTTGACGGCGGCACGAATATTAGCAGCCTTACTTTTTTCGAACTTGACTACGACGGCACGACTACTATAAGCGACACGGATATACCGGACAAATGGCGCTTAGGCGCGCAGGTAAGCTTACCAGGCGGCGGCATGGTATTAGCTGGCAGTACCTTTAACCTTAGCGCGTTCCTGGCTGCAGCTGCCGCAAATTCTACAGCTAGTAAAGCAGAGTTAGCAGTAAGTAGAATTTTTACGAAGGACGAACGCCGCATGCACAGGCAAACGCTGTTAGTTAACGGGCAATTCGTAGTAAGGCCACTAGACGACAGCGACACTACGCAGCCAGGTATTAAGATCTTCGCACCCAATACAGCAGGCGGCGCAGCTACAGACAGCCTTTTTATACAGCCTAATAACCCGAAAGGGAACGAAGTAATGAAGCTGCCCGAAATGCCTACCAGTACCGGGAGCCATTTTATTACCATGCGTACCGTAGGGACTACGGGAACCATGGCCAGCACAGTAGCTTACGGAACTACTGCCGGGCATGTTCTTACTATGGTAGACGTTAGCGGCACACTTACGCCACAATTTGCAGCGGCTAGCGGCGGCAGCGGCGGCGGCTTCTATACAGTTACTGGCTATGCAGGCTTTAAGGGTACTGGCGCTGCATGGATTAACCTACTGGGCATTGCTAACGTAACAGACACGACTAGCAGCCTAATAAACTTCTGCGTACCTGAAGACTGCACGGCTTCAGAGTTTAGTATTTTCAGCGATAACGCAGGCGGAAGCAGCAGCTTTAGGCTATACGTAAACGGCACCAGCACGGAAACGGAAACAGTAAACCTACTGGCTAACAGCGGCGCTACTGGCACCTTCAGCACCAGCCTAAGCGCGGGCGACGTTATACGCTTCCAGCTTAACCCGCTGACTAACCCAGGTAACGTAAACATAGCCGTAAAACTTTCTGTGTAATGGCTAAACTAGAAATACCAGGCATAGTAATACACTGCAGCGCTACGCGCGCGGGTGAATGGTTTGACATAGACGATATAGACGACTGGCACAAAGCGCGCGGCTGGAAAGGGTGCGGCTACCACTACGTTATAGGACTTAACGGCGATATATGGCAAGGCCGCGAAGTAGGCGAAACGGGAGCGCACGCGCGCGGGTTTAATGACTGGGTAGGCGTATGCTATATAGGCGGGCTAGACGAAGACGGCGTACCTAGCGACACCAGGACGCAGAGCCAAAAGCGCGCGCTGTTAGAGCTTATACATGCTTTTCACATGGTATTCGGGCAGATCGCGGTAGTAGGGCATAGGGACTTACCAAACGTAGCTAAAAGCTGCCCGTGTTTCGATGCTAAACAAGAATACTTAGACTATTGGATAGAGTTCGAGTAACACCCTTAGGCCAATGGCTAGCCAACAAAGCGCCGGACGTGCTTCTAGCTGTGGGCGGCTTGATCGCAGAGAAAGCAGTTTGGCCGCTTATACAGAAGCTGCTAAACCGTAGACGCCTAAGCGCTGCAGACATGGAACACGCTAAGACGTTAGCAGACGCTAGCTTAAAAAACGTGCGCGCCGATCTTTGGAAGCATGACAACAAACACGGCAGCAGCTTAGCTAAAAATGCACGGCCGCTTATTACGCTTGCCTGTGTTTTGGGCGGGTTAGCTGTAACTATTTTACAAAGTACTGGCTACCAGGTTAGCGAGCTTTGGCAAGGTGTATGGGCAACACTTGCAATAAGCACAGTAGGCGCTTACTTTATAATTCAGACCTACGACAATGGACGCCCAAACGCACCTAACAAACGTAATAGGCGCAAGCTTTACAGCAGGCGTGCTACTTGAATACATAGAGGGCGTAGTAGCTGTAGCTGGCGGGCTGGCTATCATTTGGTACAACGTCGAAAAAGCATTAGCTACCAGGCGGGAGCGCCAAAAAAAGGGCAAGTAATACGCCCGCTATTAACAAGTACTTTACTGTAAGCTAGACACTTAGGCGCATATTAACGCGCCTTTGTTTATATCTACTTGGCTGTAAGTGTTAAAGGAACAAACAAAAGCGGCAACCTTTGTAACAGCCGCTGCCTGCTTATGCAATGGCCTGAACAAGAAACACAGCCGCAAGGCACTAAACCTTTACAAATGTCTTTTTTTAAGAATAGCTACGAAGCCAGCGAAAGCGGTACGAACAACTACCTGAAGATCGCGCCAAACGAAACGGCTACCGTGCGAATTATTAGCGCGCCCCTGGAAGGCCTGGAAGTATGGGACGATAAAAAGCCGCTGCGCTGGCCTATTAACGAACCAGCACCGGACAGAGTAAACGAGCTAGACGAAAGGCCTAAGCCTTTTGCAGCTTTGGGCGTATGGCACTACGAAAGCGGCAGCAGTAAAATTTACATGTGTAGCACTAAAAGCGTACTGCTTGACATGCAGCAAATTATAGAAGCTGAAGGCCACCCTTTCGAGTACGATTTAGTTATTATGCGCAAGGGCGCTGGCCTTAGTACGCGCTGGTTTGTAAAGCCTGGAGCGCGAACAGAAGCAGACGCAGGTATACAAAAAGCAGCGGAGTACTTCCGTACTAGCGTAGACCTTACTAAGCTGTTCACTAACGACAACCCTTTTACGCAACCTAAAAACGTGCTTACCCATGAGCCAGCAAAAGACAGCAGCACCCCTTTCTGAAGTACTGCAGGCTTTGCAGTCCGGCTTAATAGTACCGTTAGCAGATATAGTAAGCTGCAGCCTAGAAGCAAAAGACGCAGATCTAGTAAGCTTAGAGTGCATGCTTAAACAAATGCGGCGCCGACACTTATACGACTTTGCAGAATTACGAGAGCCTGAAGAGCGCGAAGCAGCATGGAAAAAAGCGGAACGCTGCCAGGCGGGACTATACGCACTAACTAACGACGGAAGATATAACACACTGCAGCAATATGAATAGCTACAACCCTTACGACGCATGGCCGGTAAGCTTCAGCGGCTTAAAGCAATTCGCTAAAAGTCCTGCGCACTTCGTACACTATAAGCAGAGCGAGTACACAAGTAGTCCAGCTATGCGGCGCGGTACACTGGTACACCGTATGGTATTAGAGCCGCACGAAATGGCAAAGGTGCAAGTAATAGACGCCAGCACGCGCAGCACAAAAGCTTTCAAGGAAGCAGAACAGCAGCACGGGGAATGGGCAGTACTACAGAAAGAGCTAGACGAAGCGCAAGCGATCGCAGACGCCGTACTACAGCACAGGACAGCGGCCAGGCTGCTAGAGCGCGCAGAATACAAAGAGCAGCACTTAACCTGGGACTGTGAAGGCTTACGTATGCACGGCTACCCGGACGCGTACGGTAACGGCGTGCTGTTAGATCTTAAAGTAACTAACCCGGAGCCTAACAAGTTCCTGCGTACTGTATTAGACGCACAGTACCACATGCAGTTAGCGCTATACAGTTTGGCGCTGCCGGAGCCTGTAGAATTGTACTGGGTTTGCGTAGATCCAAACGCGCCCCATACTGTATGCGTTTACGCCCCTACGCCTGCTATGGTTGCGGCAGGTGTTAAAGCAGCACGCTTAGAGGCTAGAATGTTTTTAAATTGGTGCAAAACGTACACAGCGGGCGCACCCTTGTTAGGCTATGACTATTACGACCAGGGCGACGCTGTTACCTTGGATCTACCAGCATGGCACAAATAAACGGACGTAAAAAGGGACATGCTTTCGAACTATACGTGCGGGACATCTTTAGGCGCCTGGGCTACGTCCATTGCAAAACTAGCAGGAGCTGTAATAGAGAGCTGGACGCGGCAGGCGTCGACCTTGTTAACGCAGGGCGCTACCTGGTACAATGTAAGGCAGTTGAACAAAGTATGGACGTACACGCCCTGCTTGAGCGCATGCCTAAGCACCCGCGCCATAGCGTGCGCCTGGTCGCACACAAGCGCAACCGTAAAGGCATTACTATTAGTATGCCGCTGGAAAGTTTTGTCGAGCTGGTCGAATTGTACGAGCGCGCTAAGCGCTGCCCTATTTGCAGTAACGAACCGGAATGAACGAAGAGTTAACGCAGTACAGGCAGAAGCTTTTACTTTTGATCCAGGAAAGGCATACGCTACGCCAGCAGTACGGCAGGCACAGCCTACGCGCCAAAGTATTAGACAAAGATATAAGAGCAGCTGCAGGGATTTACGAGGCTGCACGCAGGCGACGCTTTCACCTAACCATGACCGAACTAAAAACAGTTTGGGGCAAACGTCTTGGCTGGGATGAAAACGACTTTAACAGATAACGGCCGGGACTTTCAAGGTATTTGGTTTCCTGCTGCCTTATGGCAAGACACTACGCTAAGTATTACGCAGAAAGTTATACTGCTCGAAGTTCGCAGCTTTCAAAGAAACGGGCTGCCCTGCTTTATATCTAACGAACACTTAGCAGAGCTATGTAACGTAAGCAGCAGCGCAATAGAGAAGGCGCTTAAGCTTTTAGTAGAGGCGGGACACCTTAGGCGCTGGACTGAATACACGGGTAAGAAACGTAGTAGGCTTATGGCCGTGCAATGCTTTGAACAATGGGAGCACCCGCAACCAGCTGAGGCCACCACCCGCAACCAGCTGAGGCAGGCACCCGGAACCAGTTACGGCCACTACCCGCAACCAGCTGAGGCTACTACCCACAACCAGCTGAGGAATAATAATACAATAGAACAAAACACAGAACATACCAAAGAGAATAAAGCGCGCCCGCAATCTATTGAGGCGGTAGAAAGTTTTTTTGCAAGCAAGCTGGTAGCAGATCCTGCTAGCATGGCCGAAGACTTTTGGAACTATTACGAAGCTAACGGCTGGAAGGTAGGACGCAACAGTATGAAGAGCTGGGCGGCTGCCGCTAGCCAATGGATTAAAAGACAGCAACAATATGAATACAACAGGACTACAAAGAGTAAAGGCTACACCGGAGTTAGTAGCACAGACCTTACGCGAGCTATCCAAAACGCAACCCGCAGACCTAACACCTAGCGACGCCTTCGCTAAGGGTATTAACGTACGGACAGCTTACAGGCTGGCACCAGCGCAAACTACTATGGCGCTGGCAGCTATGATAGATAGCACCTGCAAATATGTAGACGCTAATAAGAGTATACAAGGCGCGGAAGCTTTAGCAGAGTGCGCCCGGTATCTAGTAGACCAGTTTCCGGCGTTCACGCTACAGGAATGGATGCTAGTACTGTACAGAGTACGGCACGGCTACTACGCTAAGCAGTACGGCGATCGCTATAAAATCTACGAGCGACTAAAGACGGAAGAGCTAGCGCGCTTTGCCTGTAAGCATGAAGAGGAACGCAGCTATTTACTAGAGCAGGTACACAGGCCGCAACCTGCTAGGGGACTGCCGCAAGGAGTAGAAACGGCTAGCATAGTATATAAGCCGCAAGGCAAACGCGGTAGCGGTACCAGGCTGCGCGACTACCTAGACAAAGTAGCACCCGAAGACAAAGGCACGGGCAATGGATGAAACGCAGAAAGTTTACGTACTGTGGAGCCATACAGACGGAGAGCTGCCCCGGCTTGAAATGGCCTGCCAGCTGCGCAGCGTAGCAGAAGCACACAGGCAGCTACTGGACAGCATTTGGCAGCAGCGCAAACAATTTGAGATAACAGAGCTAACACTTACCTAAATGCCGTATTTACCCAGGCCAAAACGAAACAGACCAGCACAGCAGGGCAGGCGCTACCAGGACAGCAGATATAACGGCCGCACCTGGAGAGCTGCCCGCACAGCTTTCTTAAAGTCTAACCCGCTTTGCGAAGTATGTAACAGGGCGGCCGAAGTAGTAGACCACAGCGTACCAGTACGTATAGATCCTTCGCTATTCTATGAGCCGCAAAACTGGCAGAGCCTGTGCCACAGCTGCCACAATAGAAAGAGCGCGACGCTAGACAAGGCTATAACTGCCGTGCCTACTTCGCTTCTAAGCTATAAGGCCTACGTACAGGCGGAGTTACTGCGCTGGTATGCAGAGAAATAAAATAAAAAGGGGGAAGGGGGGGGCTATAAATAGACGCAAAACAGCTGGACAA